CAATGCCAAACCAAGAAGTGGATCATCCGTTATATTGACCACAATCATCTTGACTCAATAAAAGTCAATTCCATCTTCAATCTTTAACGTTTGCATTGAATAACTATAATACTGTAAATAATTAATTAACTATCATTTAGCTTTTTGTAAATATAATTTAATCATTATATATTTTTGCTCCACTTTTAACATTCAAACACTTAGAATTCACTTTCCTTAACATGAACACCAACGACACTAATACTAACATTGACATGTTTGATGATTTGTCCAAGGATAGTGAGGTCGCTGTTCCTAGCCCTCCATTACATGCGAACGCTGCGTTTGTTCACAAATGCCTGCATCCCCCCAGCGCCATCCCAAACTTTGTTGGTTTACCAACTATGGATACAAGAACCCAGACTGTTTTGAACTACACGATACCCAAGCTTATGGACCCACCAACTTATAGTATGGGAACCTTCAACAAAGTTCAAGCACTTGAGATACCAAAACAGACCGCCTTCAAAGTTGGCATACTTACCCTTACTGGTGCCCGTGTGTTGTCAATAGCTTTCTGTTACAACACCATAGATGGTGCATGGTATCAGGATTTATCAAATACCATCATTAATGATGTTTATGACTTCAGCCGATTCGCCAGCGATGCCACCTTATACCGCCCTTGTTACAAATCCATGACCACTCATCTTAATGCCACTGCCTTCAATAACATCGGTATGGTTACAGGTAGTCAATTCAACCCCAACATATTATTCCAAGGCGTCCCCTTTCAGTTCTTGCAGTCTAACTTCAACGCCGGTATGGCGTTTGTAAAACACCTTTTTAAGACTGGTGTTGCAAATGTTGTTGACTGTGACGAGTTACTCATTGACGGCGAAAGAGAATACACTGACCTCTGTTCCACGTTACCTAGATACCTTGCCAATGAGATCAGGCAGGAATTTAAACTCAAGAACAGCCAATCCGTAGCCATACCTGCGAATTATAACGTTCAAATCCTTATGATGAACCCAGCTGTTACCGGAGTCGAATGGAACGGTACCTTCCCGTTCCCAACTGCTTCTCAAATTATGCAGCAATCCGCCAGATCATACAATGGGAAGGCTCTGGAAGGTACTTTCACCGTATCCAGATTAAACACCGTTTCCCCCAGCTGGAAGCCTGCCGCAAATACCATCGATCCAGGTGATGCCAACGTGTACCTTCCTTATTGCTTTTAC